ATGATAAGTTATTTAGTAGATTTATTTTTATGCAGTATGGTAGTAGTAGTAGAGCTAGTAGGAACAATTATATTAGCAATAGCAATAGAAATTATAGTTTATAAGATTTTCAAAATTAATCTATATCAAGAAATATGGAAAGGATTAAATAGGTTAGACAGAAAGCTAAATAGAATATTGGGATAGAAAGGAGGGAAAAAAGTGGAAGAAATTCAAAAAAATAGTGGCAATGTAAAAGTATACATTAACCACAAATATTGTTTAATAACCAGTAAAAGTATGATTATTAAATCTCAAACTGATAAGAACCGTCAGGCATTTGTTTTAATTTCTTGTTAGAACGAATAAAGCTAATAATTGGATTAATGTCAACCTCATAGATTAATCCGTTAGCGTATTCGAAACGTGCCTTAAGAACATCGTCAGATTGTTTGTAAATTTCCTTGTTGGTCATAGGAAATTCATCAACAAATGGTGTTTGAACTTTAATATTATTTACTAGAGCATAGTACTTTAAAACATCAGCCATTATGATCACCTCGCTTTCGAGGTAATTATATAAAAAACAAATTTAAAAGTAAAGGAGGGAAGAGAGATGCAAGTATTTATAGGTATAATTCTGGGTTTTATTATAGCAATTATTGTAATGATAGTTACAGGATTTGGACAAGATTACGAGTTAATAACAACGATAGATGAATTACAAAAAGAACTTAAAGACAATAAGGACAAGCTTAAAAATAAGGAAATAGCAGAAATAAGAGCAACATTCTTCGCAAGGAAAATAAAAGAAATAGAAGACATTATAAAAAATTCAGAAGAAAGCAAAGAAAACTATTTTATTACTTTTGAAAAAATAAAAAATGTACTATCTGAGAAAAAAGTTCAAACAAATAGTACAAAATAAACTTATTAATTAAACATAACTAAATAAATAATAGCACAGAAAATAAAAAAATGCAAGGGGAGTAATTGAAAAAAATGTCAGAAACATTAGAAGAATTAGAAGAAAAATATTTTATGTTAGAAATGCAAGATACGTGGAGCAGTAGAGATTATAAATATGCTGATGAATTAAGAAATAAAATAAAAAAAATGAAGGAGGAAGAAAGATGATAAAGAATTATGATGAGTTAAGAAAAGTCGATGTAAGTAAGTGGATAGAACAAAGAGATGGAGCAGATTATTTGAACTGGGCAAAAGTTGTTGATTTATTGCACGAAAATGGTGCAGGAATAGTATATTTTGAGCCTGTTGTAAATGAATTGACAGGAAGTAGCTTATATATGACAGATAAAGAATTTGAAGACAGCAAAGGAAATGTAAACAGAGTGTACGAAACAGCAGTAAAGATTGTAATAGACGATTTAGAGTTCATTCAAAGAGGGCCTGTTACAAACGGTTCAAATCCAGTAAAAGACAATTCAATGAGTCAACAAAGATTATGGAATTGCCAAACAAGATTGTTTGTTAAAGGTGTTGCAATAAGAACAGGTTTAGGATTTGATTTGTGGTTGAAAGAAGAATTAAAAGATTCAAAAAATAGCTGGGAAGATGATTTGTCAAGACATGACATATTTAAAATAAAAGAAAGATGTCAACAAATTTATACTCAAAAATTAAAAGAAGGATTATCAGTAAAAGAAATTGCAGAAAGGCTTCACAAGACAGAAGATGAAGTAAAGGCGGTATTTACGTATTTTGATACTTTAAGTAATTTTGAAAGAGATTTAGCAAACATTGATACAAAGTCAAGATAGGAGTTATTACATAGGAGCTTCAGATACAAGTATGGTTGTAGGAAATTGGAACACGAAAACATTCGAAAATTGGTGGTTAATAAAATTAGGTTTAAGTCAAAACAACTTTTCAACGGAAGCTACAAAAGCAGGAAATAATTATGAACACAAAATACTGCAAGCATTGAATATTCCAGATTTAGAGATGGATAAACAAATAATAATTGACAGACTAAGAGTAAATTTAGATGGAAATTCGGAAGACTGTATTTATGAAGTTAAGACACACAAAATAGAAAAAGAATTTAAAGTATCAAAACAATACTGGAGACAAGCACAGGTTGAGATGTATGCGTACAATACCAGAAATTTATACATAGTCGCATATGCACTAAATGAAGATGACTACAACAATTACTTTAATGCGATAGATATAGATAGGATCAAATTTAATAAAGTAGAATATGATGAACAATTTATAAATAATGAGTATCTACCTAGGTTACAAATATTAAGTGAATGTTTGAAGAAAGGAGTTTTTCCAAATGCAAACTACACGGAATAATTAATGATATAAGTATAGATTTCAATACACGAAAACCTAAAATAAGCCTTTTATTAGATACAAATGAGTTAAGTATAGTAGAAGAACTAAAAAACGAAAATAAGCTAAATATCGAGCTAAAAAAATATCGTAAACCTCGTAGTCTCGACGCAAATAAATACTTTTGGAAATTGCTTCAAGAGGTTTGCGATTATAAAGACATAGACACAATAGAAGATTACAAACGCAGAGTAAAAGAATTAGGAATATTTAAGCAATTTAAGATAATGACACAAGATGTAAAGACCTTTGAAAAAATATGGACTGATAGAGGAATAGCTTGGTTTTGTGAAATAGTAGATACAACATACATAGGAGATACAGAATTTAAAATTATAAATGCATATTATGGCTCGAGTTCGTACAATAGCAAGCAGATGAGTAGATTAATAGATAATCTAGTTCAAGATTGCAAAGCTGTAGGAATAGAGACGAAGCCACAAGCAGAAATAGATAGTTTATTAAAACAGTGGGATTGTGGCACTAGATAGCAACGGCTATAAATTAAGCTAGTGCCACAAAAGGCCCCATAAAGAGGTAAAAATGATAGTAACAGATTTATCAAACAGTTTTAATCCAGTACCTAAAAAAAAGGCAGAAAAGAAAAAAGAAGTTACAACAATTAAAAAGAAAAGCAAGAAGTTAGCAAAGCTAGAGAAAAGCAGATTTAGCATAATAACAAAAGACTTAGAACATTGTTATTTATGTGGAAGTAAGAAACAAGACTTTCACGAACTAATAGAAGGTAAAAATAGACAAGTTAGTATGAAGTATGGATTAGTAATACCGATTTGCCGAAAATGTCACGAAATAGTGACAAATGATAAAACTTTACAGGATAAATTGCATAAAGTTACACAAAAAGAGTTCAAAAAGCACTATAAATCAGAAAACTTTGTGCAAATATTTGGGAAAAATTATTTATAAAAATATTAGGAGGAAAGAAAAATGAAAAAGAAATTAATTATTATGGTGGGAATTTTAATAGTATCATTATTTATATTGACAGGTTGTATGGAGACCTCCACTACTAGTACAAAAAAAGATGTAGAAGCAACTTTAAGCATGGGTAATACATTGGCAGAAAATCAGCCAACACCGACGGATATCGATTATAGCCTTGAAAGATATAACTTGATTAGAAGAACATATTGGGTAAATGGTCAGAGAGAAAGAGCCAACACATTGGTTTGTGAAATAGAAAAACCTTTGGGGTATATAGCGTTATTTTTAGAAAATGGATCTTGCGCAGGGAAATTTATTGTGGATGGCAAAATATCAAGTTTAAATAGCTTTTTGACACCAGATAGCGAATATTATGAAAAGAATACATCATATAGTTCAGAAAGTGATTTAAATATCAGAAACGTAGATAGATATAGTAATAAATGGCTACCTGATGTAGATGGAAGTTATGGCTCAAATGATAATGGAATATTCTTTTTTACACCAGATGGAAAATACATAGAATGGACAGGAACATATTTATATAGCGACATTCCATTTGAGGTTAAGGATACAGTAGTAACATATAAGGAGGCTCAATAATGAAAGGTTTTTTAATAACAATAGTAATAATAATACTAATTATTATATTAACAGTTATAGGAGTATTTGGTGGTTGGTTTAATACTTGGTTTAAAAACAAAGTAGATTATATAGATAGAAAAATAGGAGATAGAACAAGTTATGACATCATTAAAAAGGTAGAAGATACTTGTAGAAGTATGATTGCAAGCTATAAGACAGATAGGGCAACATATGAACAATATAAAAATAGTACAAGCGATGAAAAACAGAGTTGGGCAGAGCAAGCAAAGATGAGAGCAAATAAAACGGCAAATACATACAACGAATATATACTAAAGAATAGTTTCGTTTTTGAGGGCAATATACCTACAGACATAGAAACAAGATTAATGATTATAGATTAAGAGCAACAAGGGCTAGACATAAGTTTTAGCCCTTTAATTTTACGAAAGGAGAGAGTATGGCAAGAAAAAGAATGATATCTCCTAATTTCTGGACAGATGAAAAGGTTGGAGAATGTTCTGTTCAAGAAAGATTATTGTTTATGGGTTTAATAAGTAATGCTGATGATGAAGGATACGGCAGAGCAAATCCGAAGTTGTTAAAGTCCTTGATATTTCCGTATGACGACTTACGAGCTTCCGATTTAGAAAAATGGCTTTCCCACTTAGGCGGATTAAAAATGTTAGTTTTGTATAAATATGAAGAACAAACCTACTATTATCTCCCTAATTTTCTAAAACATCAAACAATCAATAAACCTACAGAAACAGATTTTCCAAGACTTGAAACGGAACGGTGTAGTATTACTACGGTAGTGATACAGTAGCAGTACCTCCTAAGAGAAAAGAAGATAATAGAAAAGAAAAAGAAGAGAAAAGAAATGAAATAAAAGATATTTACAATTCTGTTTGCACAAAATTGCCACAGGTTCAAAAATTGACAGAAAATCGAAACAAGGCTATAGACAAATTTCTTGAAGTATTTACGGAAGAACAGTTTAAAAACATATGCGAAATAGCTAATTCAACAGATTTCCTTATAGGAGAAAATGATAATGGCTGGAAAGCAGATTTTGACTTCCTTATGAGGACCGACAAAGCAACTAATGTATTAGAAGGGCGATATAATGATAATAAAAAACAAAATGATAAACCTAAAAATGCAAAAAATTATGAACAAAGACAATATGACAATTTAAACAATTTCTATGCAAACAAAGGAGTGTGATTAACAAATGAATACAATAACATTTATGACAAGACATAAGAGTTATAAAGATATGCAAGAGCATTTAAGTGAAAGACATAAGCAAATATTAGAGATATTAGAAAATAAAGAAATGACAACAAGGGAGATAGCACAAGAATTATATAAAAAGCACTACACAAATACGGCAGATGTAAACAATGCGAGACCAAGAATAACAGAGTTAGAAAGTTTAGGTTTTGTAACAACAGAAAAAACAAAGAAATGTAGCATTACAAACAAAGAAGTTGCAGTATATAGATTAACAACAGAAATAGAAAAAATGATTCTGGAAAATGAAAATCATATACCAAGTTATTAGGAGGAAATTATGGAAGAATATGAAGAATATTTTAGATATCTCAAAAACTTAGTTCATAATTTGAACAAAGAACAATATAAACAACTTGAAGAATTTTTAGGAGATATGGCAGAAAACATAGACGGAAGTACAACGCTAAAAGAAATAGAAAAATACATAAAGAGATATAAAGCAAAAAATAAGATATTATTTATAACATTTAAAACAAAGAACAAAAATAAATTGGCACATATTTGCAAATATATAATTGAACTAGAATGGAACAATGAATGGGCACTGGCAGTAGCTAATCAACATACACCAACAATATTTGGTTGGTTCGATTAGGAGGTAGTTATGATAATAGTAAGCCAAGAAAAAAATAGAATCATAAATTTTGATAATATATTACAAATATATATTACGATTGATGAAGATGACAAAGGTTGTTATATTCAGTATGAAGATTGTAACAATTCTTGTGAAGGACTAGGAAAATATAATACAGAAAAAAGAGCAAAAAAAGTATTAGCAGAAATAGTACGAAAGTATTCTAGTTATTTACAATTGACTGGAAGACCTGCAATAATGCAAGGCCAAATGGATATACAACCTAATATATTTAATATACCTAAAACTTACGAAATGCCAGAGGACTAGCCTATGAAACAATTAAAAGATATGAAAGGTATATGTAAGTACTGTACAGGTTGTTTAAGATTGGAAGATGAAAATTTCCAAAGTAGATACAGATGCAAGGACTTTGAGGCTAATCAAATGAACTGGAAGGATCTCATAGAAAAGGAGTTATTAAATGAGCAAATACAGAAATAAAAAAATAGTAGTAGACAATATAAAGTTTGATAGTAATCTAGAAGCAACAAGATATAGACAATTAAAGTTATTGCAGAGAGCAAAACAGATAAGTAACTTAAGATTGCAAGTACCATTTTTATTACAAGAAGGATTTAAAAAGAATGGAACAACACATAGAAAAATAGAATACATAGCAGATTTTGTTTACGAGGAAAATGGACAAACAGTCGTAGAGGATACAAAGGGAATGAAAACAGAGACATTTAAAATTAAGCAGAAATTATTTGAATACAAATATCCAGAATTAAATTTAAAAATTATTACAAGGGAGGAAATATAATGAGTCATTTTACAGTAGCAGTTATAACTGCAAAAAAAGAAAAATTAGAGGAAATGTTAGCGTCTTATGATGAGAATTTAGAAGTAGAACCTTATATAGAGAAAACAAAAAAAGAAATAATTAAAGAAGCGAAAAAGCGAAAAGAAGATTATTCTAAAGAACAAAAAGAAGGGAAAAATTTAAGTGATTGGCAATTAAAATATTTAAATGCTGAAACTGATGAAGATTTATATAAAGCTGAAATAGATGAAGATGAACAATATGATGAAGAACGGAAATGAATTAAGTACATATAATCCTAATTCGAAGTGGGATTGGTATTCAGTAGGTGGGAGATGGAGAAATTCATTATTAACTAAAAAAGATAATGAAGATGTAATATCAGAAATTAACTTAGAAGATTTAATAAACCAAGGAAGCAATTTAGGAAAAGAATCTCCAATAGGATATAAATGGGTAGATGGCGCAAGAATAAAAGACATAGACTTTAAAAAAGCTATTGAATTTAAAAATACATATAACAAAGCAATTAGATTTTGGGAAACTTATGTAGAAGGACAAGAGCCAATAACTGAAGAAGAAAAAGAAGATATTAAATGGGAAATTCATAAAAAAGAGTATTATATAGAAAGATATGGAACAAAAGAAAATTATGCAAAAATGCAAAGTACATTTTCTTGTTGGGCATTATTAGATGAAACAGGTTGGCATGAAAAAGGAAAAATGGGCTGGTGGGCCATGAATAATAGTACAAAAGATAGTGAACAACTATTCTTAGAAAAATTTACAGAAACAATTAATAAACCAGAAAATCAAGATAAATATTTAATTATAGTAGATTGCCATATATAAAGTAGGAGGAGAAAATGAATCTAATTAATTTATTTAAAAAGAAAGAACAGCCCGAAATGATTACAGAAGAAACATTGCCAGATGTGCAATCAATAAAAGTTCCAGATTTAAAACAATATTTATTAAATGGATATAAGGAAATACGAGAAGTTAAAAATCAAAATGAACAATTACAATTAAAGTTAGAAGAAGAATCTAAATATAAACTATTATATGATGGAGCTTTAGTAACATTAGAAGAATTTAAGAAAAGAGAAGATGAAAATAAGAAACAAATAAATAATTTACAAACAAAATTAAATGAAAAGCAAGAAGAATTATATAAGCTCTATGATTTAGTAAATACTTATAAAATTAAACAATTAGAAATAGATGAGCAATTAAAAAATATGGATAAAGTAATTAAAGACAATATAGATTCTTCAATTATAGACTTTAAAGAAAAAATAATAGAATCAATTAAAAATACTAAAGGTAATGTCAGTAAGGATAAAGTATGTAATTTGATTCAAAGAATGGGAGTGGATAAAAATGAATAGAGAGATAAAGTTTAGAGGAAAAAACAAAGATATAGGCTGGGTTTTTGGTCAATTAGCTTATGGATTAAATGGAGAAACTTATATAATAGAGGAAGTTGAATTAGACAATAGTTATGGATTAGAAGAAACTATTTTATATCCTGTTATGTGGCATAGAGTAGACCCAGAAACAATAGGTCAATTTACAGGGCTATATGATAACACAAAAAAAGAAATATATGAGGGAGATATAGTAAAAAAAACAGGAAACATAGGAATAGATATTGGAAAAGTTATTTATGAATACAATGGATTTATTGTTGATGTTATGAATATGGATAGATTTTATGGAAGAGTTCATCTTTTAGAAAAATTTACAGAAGTAATTGGAAACATCTACGAAGATAGCGAATTATTAGGAGGAGAATAGATATGCTAAAAATAAACCCAGAAAAAGATGAAGAAGATTTATTTTGGGAAGAATTTATACAAGAGCAAGAAAGACTAAATAGAGAAGAAGAGATAATGAAAAATTTGGAGGAGTAAATAAGATATGAAAATATATTATGGTGGTAGAGGAAATGGAAAAACAATAAAGGCAATTAAATTATCTATAGAAAAACAAATGCCAATCGTATGTTGGAGTTATGAACATAAAAAGCAAATAGAACAAACAGCTAGAGAAATAGACGTAAAAGGGGTAATGCCAGAACCAATATTAGCAACAGAAGTAAGAAAAAAAGTAATAGGTAATAGAAAAGGTTTAATCGTTGATGATTTAGATATTCTTTTGAGAAGGATATTAGATGATAATGTTTATTATGCTACTATGGAAGATTGCAATTGTATGTATTTAAAATGGTGAGAGGAGTGATATATAGTGAAAGAAAAAACAGCAGATGAAATTAAAATAAAGTTAAAAGATATAGCAAAATTACAACATTTGTATATAGAAATATTTACAGAAGAAGATGAAGATTACCCAGACAGGAGAGTTATAAGGAATAAAGAAAGAGCAGTACAAATAATATTAGACAAAATAACAGATAAAAGATTTAATCAAATTGAAATTTGGAAAGTAATACAATTAAAAAGTTGGGACGATACAGATAATACGTTCAAACCAATTTGTAACAGATTAAGAGAACTAGGATATGTAATTATAAATAATAATTAGGAGGTGCTTTAAATGAAAGAATGTAATTTTATACGAAAAGATGATTATGATTATATTATATATGAGTGTAGTAATTGTAAAGAAGTGTGGTATTTTGAATATGGAACACCAGAAGATAATAGTTATAATTATTGCCCTAAATGTGGAGCAAAAATAGTAAAAGTTATTGAACTAGAAGAGGAGGAGCTTTAAGTGAAAGAAAAAATAACTAAAAGAACAACTAAAGATAGCATTGAATATTTAGAATTGCAATGTATTGTCAATAATAGAATACATGATTATGTTGCAAAGTATCATAGCTATCCTAAATATATTAAATTACCTTTATGGATATTTGAATGTTTAAAACAAACAATGTGTGAAATAGATTTAAAGATAGATTATAAAACAGAAGAGTTTACATTCTTTAATTTGAAAGTTTGTGAAACTGTTAGTATAGAAAAAGCAGAAGAAATTGAGGTGTTTTAAGTGAAAAATCTTAAAGATAGCATAGAATATCTTAAAAAGATAAATAATTATGGAACAGATAAAGAACCATATTATCTTGAATATGAATTATCAGAAAGCCCAGTAAGTTTTGAATGGTATCAAGCAATATTAGAAAAAGTAAAAGAATATAAACCTAAAAGAGTAATAGATGTTGGAAGTAATTTAAATTTATTTGGCTATTTATTTGTAAATGCAGGAATTGATTATATAGGTATTGATATAAATATAGATGGTTGTAATCCAATAGAAACAGACCACATTAAATTTATAAGAGCAAATTATTATGATGTAAGAGAACAATTTAAAGACGATATAATTATTAGTTGCTTATGTGTGGGATATTTAATACCAGTTAAAGATGTATTAGGTAAAATTTTAATTGTAAATTCAGATAATGGTAAAAGCGAAAAAGAATATAAATGCACTGCAAGAGAAATAAAATTAGAAAGAAAGGTGTTTTAAGTGAAAGAAAAAGAAGAAATATTAAATAAAATGAAAAATAAATATAAATTAGCATTATTTATGGTTATAAGAAACTCTATGGTAATGCCACAAGGTATTAAATTAGGTAAAACAGATAAAGAAATTAATGAAATGTCTTACGAAACTATGTGTTCAGTATTAACTATGATTGATTATAATAAAGCAGAAAAGATTTACGAGGAGGGAAAGAGTGAAAGAAATAATTAAAGAAATTATAAAAGACACTAATATGACTACGGTTATAATAGGAATAGTAGAAGTGCTTATTGGAGCAATTTTAATAAAAATAACAATAGCAATTTCGGCAATGTTACTTATTCTAGGTGGAATGAATATAGGAAAAGGACTTTATGGTGGAAAGAAGAATTAAAAAGTGAAAGAAAATGATTCTACAATAACAAATATAGATACATACGGAGAAATATTACCTAAAAAAGGACAATCTATTATAAAAATAGGGAATAGCGATTTAGGCGGAACGGACATAAAAATAGAAGTTTCTACAAAATTCAATTCGTTACAAAAGAAATTGTGGAAATATTTATTGAATATTGACATTGAAGATATTAAGGAGGACGAGTAGTGGAAAATAGTATAGAAGAAGCTATAAAAGTAATGGAACATTGGATAGAATACGAAAAAAATAATAAAGAAAAAATAAATAGAGCTGATGAACTAATAAATATTCAAGAAACAATTTTATCGGCATATAAAAGAGTATTAAAAGAAAAAAATAGATTAGAAGAACAAGTAGAATATGACAAAACACATATTTATACTCCACAAACAATTGAATTAAACTTCATTTCAAAATCAAAAATAGAAGACAAGATAGAAAAATTAAATTCTGAATCTTATGCAGAAAAACTTGAAGATATGATGAATACAAAAAATTATACTATAACAGAATTAGTTCAATATGTTTTACAAGAATTATTAGATGGTAGCGACACAGATGTCGGTAGCATAGGAAATAGTATAGAAGAAGATATGAAATATATTCATAAAACTCTAAATGATATGAAGATTAAAGATGAAGATGCATTTATGAGTGCAGTTGCAACTATATTTAGAGATTACAAAAGAGTATTAAAAGAGAATGAAAAATTAAAAAACATAAGGTATGATACACCATATGGAACAGAAACTATACACTTAATACTTGAAAGCAATTTAATCGAAATAAATACACACAAATATATGATAGAAGTAGAGCCTGGAAAGTTTGTGGATTTAAAACAAGTATATCTGGAGAATAAAAAATTAAACGAATATAAAGAAAATTATATTCCAATTCAAAAAATAAAAGACAAAATAGAAGAATTAGATAAAAAAGTTAAAGATTATCAATGCGTAGAAAATAGAATTAATCTTTATCAAAGAAAAGTTTTACAAGAACTATTAGAAGAAAGTGAGGAATAAATGAACGAGGAATTATTAAAATCATATGAAGAGTTAAAAAGAAATAGGAATATAATAAACACAATAGACCCAGATTTTTTCTTTAAAATAGTGGATTGCTTATTAAAAGAGAATGAAGAATTAAGAAAAGAGAATGAAGAATTAAAAAAAGATTACTATAATGTAATAAATAAAATAGAAAATAAAATAGATATATTGGATATAGTAATATCAGAATGTATATATTTAGATGATGATGACGCAGAATACAAAAAAGCAGTTGAAAAAGACAAGTTATGCTTATTGAATCAAAAAAGAGCTTTACAAGAACTACTAGAAGAAGGTGATTTGGAGTAAATATGGTGAATATGAATAATTTAAGTGAAGAAGAAACAATAAAAAGTTTTAAATCATTAATGTATAATGCAAAAGCTAATTGGGATTACTTTAGTTATGAAATATTATTTAATTTTTTTAGTTTATATAATAATGCAATAGAAGAAAAAGATAAAATAATAGAACAAATGACTTATTATATTATGAATTTAGATATTGATGAAGATATATGCAAAAAAGTAAATTGTGACACAAATTCAGGAGAATTAGATTGCAAAGACTGTATCAAACAATATTTTGAAAATAGAGCAAAAGAAATCAAATAAAGGGGGGGGTTAATCTATGGGAACAGAAGATGCAATAGAAATGGTAATAATTAAGAATGATACTGTAATAAAGAAGAAATTCAGTGTTATAGACGAAGACGAGATAATAAGCTTTAATTTAGGAAATTTCTTTATAGCAGTACGAAAAGAAGATCTTAGAAAATTAATATGAGGAGGTACAAATGATGCAATATATAAAAGAAGACGTTGAAAAAATGTTAAAGGATCACTTAAAAAATCAAGCAAAGCTGACGGAAATACAATTAAAAAAAGAAGAATACGAAAAAAGATTGGAATATGCTGGAACGGTATATGAGGAAACAGAAAACGAAATTATAGAAAATATGCAGTTAGCTGGACAAGCTTATGATAGCATACATAGTAATACAAACAAAGTATCAGATAAAGTGCTAAATACGGCAATGAATTACCATAAAGAAGAAAGACACATAAACAAAGAAGATAGGCAATTTTTACAAACTAAATTAGAAGAACTAACCAAATTGAAAGACGAGTTAGACAAAAAAATAGTAAGAGTTGAAAATATGATTAATCAACTATCAGCAGAAGAAAAGTTTGTTATAAAGATATATTATATGGAAAAATCTAAATGGGATTATGTATCACAACAATACTGTATGGAGTTCCAAAAACCAAAATCTATAAACCAATTATTAAATATAAGGAACACGGCAATAAAAAGTATGCTTGATGTACTAAATATAGGTGAATAATGAAAAATTGTGATAAAATTGTGATGAAATTTGGATGAAATTTGGTTTTGAAAGAGTTATAATTATAATAGAGAAAAAAAGATATAAACTTTTGCAGGGCTGAACATTTAATGTTTGGCTCTATTTTTCTATTAACGATACCTAGTAAAATGACAACTTAATTCAAAAAGTTTGGAGCTTTCCTGCTAAGAAATGCGTACCTAATAAGGTATATGGTGCAAGTCCATAGGTTGTCGCCAGGTTCTAGGTAGCCCCTAGATATGCGGAGTACAAAGTGGGGAAACCTTCGTTGAAAATAAAATTAAAATCCCCTACATGGCAGAGTAATTCAAACGGCTTTGAACACTGTCTTGAAAACAGTTGGAGCAGTAAAATGCTTGGGGCTCGACACCTCACTCTGTCGCCAAGTAAAATAGTATGTAATGATATAAAAAAGCAATGGGAGCAAAAGGTTGAGATATTAATTCCGACACAGGGAAGAGAAATATCAGAACTTCCAAGAGATTAGGCTCGTAAGCTAAAGGTTATAGGCTGTGTTGATACCAGAAATCCAAACGTTACGAGGTAGCGCCTTGTATAATCCTGTATCATTACATAGTGTTTTATACAAAGGAAGTGTTGTATATGAGAGGTAGTATAATAGCAAACTACATAGACGATGAATATAGAAGAAAGAAATTTTATGAGAATAAGAAAAGACAAAAGTGCATTGTAGATGAGAAAAGACAATGCGATAAATGTAAATATTTAAACATATGTGAGGATAAAGATGAAATTTAAAATAAATAATACGGAATGGTTAATAGAAGAAGTAGATGAAGCCACAATTAATAACGAAATGAAAAGTGATGGAACATTAGGAGTAACAATATATAGAACTCAAACAATAATGTTACTAAAAGAACAAGCAAATATAATAAAGACATTAAAACACGAATTAACTCATGTGTGGTTATATGAATATGGACACAATCAAGATGACGATAAAACATTTAGTTATGAAGATGTATGCGAAGTAGTTGCAAGTATTAATGATTTTATAAATGAAATAGTAGAACAATATAAAGAGCAAAATGGTGTAGAAATAGAACAGACAATAACTAACCTATTTGTAGATGGTGTTCCATTAAAATAAAAGAGGTAAAAATGAATATAAATCAAAACATAAATAAATTATTATATGCCTTATCTATAAAAGGACAAATATACAAAATAAATAGTTTTCAATTTTATAGTGAAAAGAATTGTAAATATTGTACTAAATACCAAATATTAAAAAGAGAACAAGTAGAAGTATATAACGAAGAAACAGACGAATTTGAATTACAAGATAGATATAAACAAAAAGAAGAATGTTATAGTAAAGTTGATGTGTTGAAATACTTAATGGAGGAGTATAGAAAGATGGGATAATATGGCAAAGAGATTAACAGATAAAGAAAAAAAAGAAATAATTGCATATTATATTGAGTGTCAAAACTTAAGAGAGACAGCAAGAAAGTATAATGTTTCTCCAGATACAGTAAAAAGATTAACAAAAGAAAATAAAGAAGTCGAACAAAATCTTTCACAAAAAAAAGAAGAGAATACAAAGAATGTATTAAATGAATTAGATAAAACAAAGGATAAAAGAATAAAATTGCTTAACAAAATGATAGACAAGATGGAAGAAAAGGTTGACAAAATAGATATGTTTACTAATGTAAAAGATTTAGCGACTGCTTATGGAATTATAGTAGACAAAGATATGAAATTTCTTGAATTAACAAAAGAGAAACAAGAAAAGGAAAAACAAATAATAAGAATACCAGCAAGTGATATGTCAAGTGCATTTATAGACCTAAACAGAGATATTGATAACAGAGGACATTTAGAATATTGGTTAGATGGTGGAAGGGCTTCGTTGAAGTCCTCTTTTTGTGGAGAAAAAATTCCAGAATTGTTAGAAAATAATCCTAATATGTGTGCATTATGTATAAGAACGGTAGGCAACACTTTAAAAGATTCAGTTTATGCTCAAATACAATGGGGAATTGATAAATTAAGTGAAACATACCCGGGATTAATAGATGATTATAGCTTTAAAATTTCTCCAATGGAAATAACAAAAAGAAGCACAGGACAGAAAATATATTTTAGAGGAACAGATGATCCAGGTAAAATAAAATCAATAAAGCCACCTAAAGGAATGTATATAGGAATAATATGGTATGAAGAATTTGACCAAATACAAGGAATGAATACGGTAAGAAAAATAAATCAATCTGTAATAAGAGGCGGAAATGATTTTATTGAGTTTTATACATTTAATACTCCTGCGAGTAGACAACATTTTGTAAATAAAGAAAAAAGAATACCAAAGCCTAATAGATTGTTACATCACAGTGATTATAGAACATCTCCAAAAGAATGGATAGGACAAGCTTTTATAGACGAAGCAGAATACACTAAAGAAACAGCACCGATAATATATGAAAATGAATATTTGGGATTAGAAACTGGCGATGGAGGTAGTGTATTTGAAAATCTTGAATTAAGAGAGATAACAGATGAAGAAATTTCTCACTTCGATAGATTATATAAAGGTATTGACTGGGGTTGGTATCCTGACCCGTTCGCATATAACAATATGCATTTTGATATGGCAAGAAGAACATTATACATATTTGATGAATTAAGATGTAATAAAACGTCAAATCAAGATACATGGAAGAAACTACAAGAAAAAGGAGTAACAAATAGTGATTTAATAACTGCAGATAGTGCAGAAAATAAATCAATAGGCGACTACAAGTCTTACGGAGCATTTATAAGAGGAGCAGAGAAAGGACCTGGAAGTGTTGAATACAGTATGAAATGGCTAGCAGGTTTAATAAAAATAGTAATAGACCCTAAAAGGTGTCCTAATACTGCAATAGAATTTAGCGAGTATGAGTTAGAAAGAGATAAGGACGGAAATGTTATTACTGGTTATCCAGATAAGAACAACCATCATATAGATGCCGTACGCTATCGGACTTGAATGTATATGGAAAAAGAGAGGACAATAAAATGTTTGAAAGAATAGTAAATTTTATAAAAGGAGCAATAAATAAGATGTTTAATACAACTGATATAGCAAAAGATTTTAATATAGATATATCAACAAGCAATGAAATACTGTCAGCAATTGAAAAATGGTCCAATATTTATAATAGTAAAGCACCATGGTTAAATGAAGAAGTAAAATCATTGCATGTTGCGAAAACGATATGTGAAAAGGTTGCAAAAGCTGTAACAATAGAATTTAAGACACAGGTAGAAGATAAAGAAATAGATAAAGTATATCAAAGATTTATAAAAAATATAAGGACAGATACAGAATACGCTCTTGGAAAAGGTGGAATGTTCTTTAAACCATTCTATGCTAATGGGAAAATAAAGATTAGTTGTATTCAAGCAGACAAATTTATACCTACAAAATTTGATAGCACTGGCGAATTGCTAGGTGCTATTTTTATTGACCAAATTACAAGAGGAAATGAAATATATACAAGACTTGAATATCAAGAATTGAATGATACAGTATTAACAATTAAAAATAAGGCATATAAAACTACGGTACACAATGCAAACATATTAGGAAACCAAATTTTACTTTCACAAGTGCAAGAATGGGCAAACATTCAAGAAGAGATACAAATAAATGATGTTAATAGATTATTGGGTGGTTATTTCAAAATACCTATTGCAAATCCAGTTGATAATACAAGTCCTGTAGGTGTAGCTATTTTTGCAAATGCAATCGATACATTAGAAGAGATAGACAAACAATTTAGTAGAACTTTGTGGGAATATGAAGGATCTGAACTTGCTATTGATGTAGATGAATTAATGCTAAAAAAAGATAAAGATGGAAATTCTATATATCCAAAAGGAAAAGAGAGATTATACAGAAAACTTGATATAGACGATAAAACAGATAAATGGAATGTATTTAGCCCAACTATAAGAGATACATCATTATTTAATGGATTAAATGAATTATTGAGACAATGTGAGAGTCAATGTGGACTAGCATTTGGTACTATTTCAAAAATAGAGAACGTTGAAAAAACAGCAACAGAAATTAAATCAAGTAAACAAGATTACTATGTAACTGTATCAGATATTCAAGGAGCATTACAAACAGCCTTAGAGGATTTAATTTATAGCATAGATGTTTTGATGAGTTTATATGGAATAAAACATAAAGTCGGTGCTGATGTAAGCTTTGACTGGGACGATAGCATTCTAGTAGATAGTGAGAAGAAACAATCGCAAAGCTTAATAGAAAAAAATGCAGGTTTAATAGATGACATTGAGTACTTTGTGCAAACAAGGGATTATTCAGAAGAAGAAGCAACAGAATATGTAAATAAAATGCGAGAACGAAACAAAGAACAAATACCAAGCGATGTACAAGAGGAATAGTTTATGATAGAAGATAAGATACAGAAAGCAATTAAACCTATTTTAAGTATATATTCTAAAATAGAATTAGAGCTAATAGAAAAGATTGCAAAGCATTTTAATTTGAATGAAGAATTTATAAATTCAGACTATTGGTATTTTGAAAAGCTAAAAGAACTTGGAGGACTAAACAATGAAACATTAAAGCTATTAGAAGAATATACAGGAAAAACAAGGCAAGAATTATTAAAAGCAATGAAAGATATAGGCATAAGTTCTATACCTGTTGACCAATTAAATATAGCAACACAAAAAAACGCTTTATTGAATCCGGAAACAATAATAAATAGTACAAATATACAAAACATAATACAATATAGTTACGATGAAATAGAAAAATCTTTTTTAAATCTAAATAAAACTATACAAGAGCAAGTAAGGCAAACTTATACAGATATAATAACAGAGACATATATAAAAACAAATGCAGGTGTTTGCAGTTATCAGGAGGCAATATTAAACAGTTTAGACAAGCTAGGCGATAAGGGTATATCTATACTTACCTACCAAAACAAAAATGGCTTAATAAAAAACTATGATGTTGTAGGAACAGTTAGAAGAGATTTGCTAGTAGCAACAAGAGGCCTGGCAGGAAAAGTAAATGAAGAGGTAATAAAAGAGAGTGGTAACCACGTTGTAAGAGTTACTAATCACTTTGGAGCTAGAACAGGAGATGGAGGAGAAGATTATACAAATCATGCTTGGTGGCAAGAATTACAATTCTTCTGTTGGAACTACGATGGAAAGGCCACAGAGGAAGAAAAGAAGCTCCCAGACTTTATGAAACATTGTAATTATGGAGATGTACGAGGAATAGTAGGTATTAACTGTAAGCACTTATTTACTGTTTGGTATGGCTCAACTAAAAAAGAAGATTTGGAATTTACCTATGATGAGAATAAAGAACAATATGAGAAAACACAACAACAAAGATATTTGGAAAATGGTGTTCGTAAATGGAAAAGAAAACAAGTAATTGCTAATAAAGTAGAAGATGAAGAAGGCTATAAAAAATCGAGTATAAAAGCTAAAGAATGGCAAGACAGATTAAATAAATTTACTAAAGAAAATGACTTAAAAGAAGATTATACGAGACAACATGTAAAAGGCTATAAGCCAGTCAGCACTGAAGAAAAGCAGTACATAGACATAACAGAAGAAATAATAAAGAAAGATAAACAAAATTTCAAGTTAATAGAACAGCAATATTATATCGATGAAAATGGAAATCAATATAATGTAGATGGTAAATATATTTTGTTAGAACCAACAGAAAGAGAAAAAGAAGTTGCAAATATGCTAGGTGAATTATATGGTGGAAATATAAAGATAATACCAAGAATAAATGAACCTAAAGGCATAAAGACTCCAGATTATATAGTAAAAAATAAAAGATATGATTTGAAGCAAATAAAAGGTAATGGCAAATATGTAATACAAGGAAACTTAAAAGGAAAACAGAAACAAGCAGATAACTTTATAATAGATATAACAAAATCAGAAATTAATATAGAAGAAGCTATTAAACAAATAGAAAATATTTATAGTTCAAAGCACTTTTTGTGGCTAGATAGAATTGTTTTACTTAAAGGTAAGGAACTTTTAAAAATATATAAAAGAAAATAGAAAGAAGTCAACTGTGAACCTAGAGGTTCTCAATCGACTTCTTTTAATAATATTATTAACTTAATTATACTATAAATTAAGCTAATAATCAATAGTTTATGCTGAAAAATATAAAATATTCACTGTCCGCGATGACGATAAACTACAAATAAAATAAAAAATTCGACTATATGCAGGTCGTCAACAAGTGCATAACTACACCGTGATGAAAACACGTAAAAAGTCGTAGTAGGAGAAAGGAAAACATTATGAAAAGAAAATTTTTAGAGGATTTAGGACTTGAAACAGATGCTATTGAAAAAATAATGGCAGAAGCAGGAAAAGATGTTACATCTTTAAAGGCAAGAGTAGATGATTTAACAGAACAAATAAATGTTAAAGACACTACTATTTCAGAAAAGAATAATAAAATAGCTGAACTTGAAAAAGTGGACGTCGAAGCTATTAAAACAGCCGAGTATGAAAGGGGAAAAACTGAAGGTTCTAAAGAAATTGAAGTTTTCAAAAAGCAAAATGCTTTAGACAAAGCTTTATTAAACTATAAAGCAAAAGATACTAGTATTTTAAGTAAAATGCTAGATATGGAAAAGGTTAAATACGATGACAAATTTGAAATCGTGGAAGGATTAGAGGAACAAATAAACTCTATCAAAGAAAGCCACAATTATTTATTTGACAGTGATAAGCCTTTACCAACATTTACAGGAGCAAATCCAAACAATAATCCAAATTTCAATAATAAAGAATTATCACTTGGAGAAGCTTTAAAAGAAAAATTTAAATAAAAATTAGGAGGAAAGAAATATGATAACATTAGAAGAAGCAAAAGTAGGAATGGCTGACAAAGTAGACCAAGCAGTCATTGATGAATTTAGAAGGGGGTCTTTATTATTAGATAAATTAGTATTTGATAATGCAGTAGCACCTGGAACAGGAGGAAGTACATTAACTTATGGATATACAAAGTTAAAAACACCATCAACAGCAGGATTTAGAAAAATAAATGGTTCATATACAAACAATGAAGCTAAAAGAGAAAAGGCAAGTGCAGATTTAAAAATATTTGGAGGAAACTTTAAAATTGATCGTGTATTGATAAATACATCTGGAGCAGTTGACGAATTAGATTTCCAAATGAAAGAAAAAATAAAAGGAGCTATAAATTTATTTCATAATACAGTAATAAATGGAAATGAAGCAGTAAATGAAGATGAATTTAACGGGTTAGATGTTATGCTAAAGGGATCTAGTACAGAATATAATGCATCTGAATATGCACAGACAACAGATACTGATATAGTAGAAGGAAAAACATATTATACTAGAAGTGGTTCAGGAACTGAAAGTTCTCCATACAAATATACAAAAGTTGCAAGTCCAGCTAAAGCTAATATAGCTACATATTATGAATTAAAAAATGCCTTTGATTTATCAACATCTAAAAAAATGGACGACAATTATCAAGAGTTTTTAGATAAAATGGATGATTTTGTTTCTATTATGCAAGGAAAGCCAACAATGTTCCTAGGAAACAATAAATTAATTACAAAAATTAAAGGTATTGCAAGAAGGGCAGGATATTATACTAAATCAGAGGATGCATTTGGTAGAAGCATAGATATGTGGGATAACATACCGTTAGTTGATTTAGAAGAATATTTTGATGGTGTAAACACAACACCTTGTGTTAAGATCTCGGAAGATGGCTTAACAGACTTATATGCTGTTCAAATAGCAAAAGATGGTTTTCATGGTGTATCACCAACAGGAACAGGAGTTTTAAGTACATGTTTGCCAGACATGAAAGCTCCAGGAACAGTTAAAGAAGGCGATGTAGAAATGGTGGCTGCAGTTGTTCTTAAAAATACACTAAAAGCTGGAGTATTTAGAAACATTAAAGTAAAATAATAGGAGTTGAAAGGGCATGACAAATTATACGAATTATGATTTTTATAAAAACACATATAAGGGCGACATGCCCGAAACTGACTTTAATAAAGTAATAGTAAGAGCAAGTTACGAAGTACAAAAAAACATCTTCAATAGAGATATAAAAGGCTACGAAGATGAGGTACAAATGGCAACTTGCTCTGTTGCTGATATATTATTAAAAGTTGAGCAATTAGAAAATAAAAAAGATACAATATTATCGAACAATAATCTAAAGAGTGAAAGTGTTGGAGATTATTCAAGAACATTTGATACTTTAGGAATAGATAATGTTGATGTAGAAATTTCTAACCAAAAAAATAAGATAGTAGAAGAAATTAGATTGTATTTATTACATACAGGCCTACTTTATAGAGGTGTTTAACATGGAAGAATTATTTGATAAAGACATAACAATAATAAATCAATACATAGATAAGGACCACAAAAAGGCATATAAAGTAAGTCATGTAAAAGGATTTTGGAGTTCTAATGATGGAATATCAATAAATGGAACACAGATAACAAAAAACGATGGTTTGTCTGCAAGAATACTAATGAATGATAGCAGAAATGAGGAATATCAAAAGCCAGAAGAATTTAAAAAAGAGCAAAAAACATGGACATTACAGAATGATGATTATTTGGTAAAAGGCAAGGTAGAAAATTTTACTACTATTACTAAATTACTAGATGATTATCAAGAAATAATAAAAGTCACAAAAATTGCTCCTAAGGATTATGGCTCAGAAGATATGTGGCATTTTGCTATAACAGGCGTTTAATATGAAAGTTGATTATATAGTAGCATTTAGTAATATACAAAAGCAACAAATTTTAGATAAATATGGGCTAGATGGTGGAAGAACGCAAAAAGTCATTGATAGCAGTTTTATGGGATATGTTGATAAATATATGCCACAAGACAGTAATCAAATGATAACAAGTATGTATGATTCAACAAAAGTTGGAAGTGGAGAAATCGACATAAATACACCTTATTCTCACTATCAGCATGAGGGGGAGAAATATATTGACCCTAAGTATAAGATTGGTGCTTTCCATGACCCTATAAGTGGCAGGTATTGGAGCAGACCCAATATTAAGAAAGTTCCAAGTGGTAAAAAATTAAATTATCACGGAGGGGCCTTAAGAGGAGACCATTTTGTTGAAAGAATGTTAGCAGACCATTTTGAAGATATATTAAATGCAGGTCAAAAGGAGATAGATAAATAATGGCAGAAGAAAAAGCAATGATTGAAAAAGTAAGAGATTATATGGCTAAATGCCCACATTTGGATAAATATGCAGAGTTAAATGTAGAATATTTAATAGATAAGGTTAAAGCATATTCTATAAATGAAAATGCAGGTTATAATCCAATATTACATTCGTTTTTAAAAGGTTCAGAAAGACAGTTTTTGTTTACTTTTGATAGTAAATTACATTGGAACGAAGATATACAAAACAATATAGATAATTCTAAAACTTTTGAAGATATTAGAGATTGGTTAGAAAATAACAAAAAGGAAAAAAAGTTTCCAGACATACATGGAGTGTATGACATTGGTGCGACTACAAATGGCTATATATTTGCTACTAATGCAAATGAAGCAATTTATCGTATCCAATGTTTTTTATATTATTTTAAGGAGGAATAAAAGTGGTAAATTTAGTAAAGATAAATAGAGATGAATTAGTTGAATTTTTAAATACAAAGCCAAAAGAGCAGACAGCAAATTGGGCATTGATTGGTATAGGAATAACCGATAAATCTACAGACTATAATGCTGAAAAAACGGAAGAAAAATGGATTATACATAGAAATAAAAATGTAACTGTAGATGGTTATGGACTAACATCAGGAATAGAACAAACATGCTATAAAGGTGATGAAGTATTTGAATTTATAGACAATATAAGATATAGATTATTGACTGGTTCAGATGCTGAAACAACTTTATTAGAGATAGATAAATATAGTGTTGATGAAACTGGAAGCACACCAAAATACAGAGCAAGATTATGGACAGTTTCAATAGAAATAAGTTCTAACGGTGGAGATAGTGCGAAAATAAATTATACGATAAATTATACAGGAGACCCAACATTTGGTACAGTTACGTTCACAAAAGGAGTTCCAACATTTACGAAAGAAACGACGGAGGAATTAAGTTAAAAAAATACATAAATATAAAATAATCGCATAATTCGACAAATTTTGCAACTACAATATATTATAATCTTTTTATAACAAAATAAAAGGAGGGATATTTGTGGAAGAAAAGAAAAAAAGCGGATTAGCAACAGCCGGACTAATACTAGGGATTATAGGAATTTGTACATCATTTATACCTATAATAAACAACATATCATTTGTTTTAGGATTAATAGGAGCAATAATGGGAATAATTGCATTAATTAAAAAAACGGGCAAAAACCAAGCAATAGCTGGAATAGTTTTATGCATTCTTGCTGTAATTATAACTGTAAATTCTCAAAAAGCCTTGACAGACACTTTAAATGAGGTTAGCACCAATTTAGATAAGGCAACAGGTTCAAGTACAGAAGAAGTTTTGAAAAATGATGTAAATGTTGAATTAGGTAATTTTGAAGTTACAGAAGATAATTATGGTCTAGTTAATACCAAACTTACTGTAAAAGTCACAAACAAAACCGGAGAGAAGAAATCTTTTAATTTACACATAGAGGCTGTTGATGTATCAGGTGCAAGAATCGATGAAGATTATGTTTATGCAAATGGTTTGGCTAGTGGACAAAGCCAAAACTTTGATATATTTGCATTTGTATCATCAGATAAGATAGATGCAATGAAAAATGCTACATTTAAAATTGTAGAAGCATCTGTATATTAAAATCAATAAACAGAACAAAACACCTGCATTTAAATCATATTGCAGGTGTTTTTATTATGGGAGGAAATATGGAAAACTATATAAAGATTAAACCTAAAAAGGATATTTTAAAATTAGGTATAATGGATGAGAATGGAAATGTCATAAAAGACAACAAAGGAAATGAAGTGTGTCTTGAATTTGATTTGGCAGATATAGATTTACCAATAAAATACAATAAATGTGTTACAATGGTAAATGAAGCTAAAAAAGAGTTGAAAATGCAAATAATGATTATCGACAAAAAACAAGACCATAAGGGAAAGGGCTATTTAACATCTAACGAAGAGGCAAAAGTAAGAGCAGTTAAAAATTTTTATAAAAAAATGGAAACAGCGATGGATTTATTTCTGGGAGATGGAGGAACAAAAAAATATTTAAATGGTAGAAATCCATACTACGAAATGTTTGACGATATAAGTGAATCATTACAGCCTTACGAAAATAAATTTAAATTAACAATAACAGATATGACAAACAGAATTAAAAAGAAATATAGTGTAACAGAAAACGATGTGTTGACAGATGAATAACTATATCAAATATGCATTAGTCAATAATAAAAAATACAAAATAAATACGGATTTTAGGGTAGCATTAAAATGCAATGAAGTTTCTGAAAGTGATATTTCGGAAGAAGAAAGAGCGTTAGCAATAATATATCTGCTATTTGGCGATGATGGATTGAATAATCCAGATGATTGGCAGAAGTTGTTTAGAGTTGCTGTAAAATATTTAAATATAAATAAAGAAAATAACAACGGAGATAAAGAAGTTAATATGTCCTTTGATGAAGATTGGGGATATATACAAGCTTCTTTTTTTAGTGATTACAATATAGATTTGTCAAAAACAAAAATGCACTGGTGGCAATTCTTTGACTTGCTTTGTGGATTAACTGAAAAGTGTGTTTTTAACAGAGTAAGATTTGTTAGAGATTTTGATATAAGCCAGATAAAAGACAGTAAAGAAAGAGAAAGATGGATTGAACAAAAAAATCAAGTTGCATTGAAAAACAGAAAGGTAAATAAAACACCAGAACAGATAAGGCTAGATAAATTATTCGAAGAACAATTAAAAGGTGGGTGATATTATTGGATGGTTACCTAAAAATAAAAACTAAAATAGATAATAAAGATGTAGACAAAGGAATAACAGAATTAGAAAATAAAATAAAAAAATTACAAGAAGATAATTCGAAATCCAGCAAAGAACAGAATTTGTTGCAAAAAGAACTAGATAATTATCAAGAGTTACAGGCAAGCGCAGATAGATATAAACAGAAAATAAAAGAACTAAATGAAGAAAAAAATTTAATGTTTAAAAATAGTCCTGCTCTTGCAGTTTCTGTTGATACTCCAGAATATGCAAACATAAAATCACAGATTTCAGATATGCAATTAAAGTATTCGCAAGCCACAGCTGAAATAGATAAACAAGGACCAAAAATAGAAAAGGTCTGTGCAAAGCTAGATAAAGTTAAATTAAAACAAACAGAAAATAATGCAAAAATACAACAATTTAAAGATAAGATAGAAGCAATAAAGACAAATAATATAAAAAATTCTATTGACGGAATAGGAAAAAGTATAACCGGACAAATTTCTAAAATTGGGAAAATGACTATGGCTATTGTTGGGATTAGAACTGCTTGGAGTGCAGTAAGAAGAGCAGTTAGTCTAGTTAGTCAATACAATCCACAGATAGCAACAGATTTGCAATATATGAGCTATTGCATAGCAAATCTTGTAGCACCAGCAGTTCAATGGCTCACTAGACTGTTATATACAGCCTTAAGTTATATAAATGCAATAATGCAAGCTTGGTTTGGGGTTAATATATTTGCTAATTCTAGTGCAAAGGCATTTAAGAAGATGCAAAACAGCGCGAGTGGAACAGCTAAAGCTACAAAAGAGATTCAAAAGTCATTACAGGGATTTGATGAAATGAATATAATGCAAGACAATTCAGGAAATACAGGAGGAGGAACAGGAGTAAGTACTCCAAGCATGGATTTAAGTAATATGCAAGGGGAGGTACCTACTTGGCTACAATGGATTATCGATAATAAAGATTTAATTTTAGCTGTATTAGCAGGAATAACAGCAGGATTAATATCTATAAAGATATTTGGATTAGATCCGATTATGGCATCAGGAATAGTATTGTTAATAAGCGGAATAGTATATGCAGTACAGAATTTGATAAAATACTTAAAAGACCCTACTTGGGAAAGCTTTGGTGGCATTATTCAAGGTGTGGGTGTTGCAATAATGGGGTTAGCCGTACTGATAGGTAGTGTACCATTAGCAGTGGCAGGCGCAATAGTCCTAATTGTTGGAACAATAACAAAATATTGGGAACAGATAAAAGGATTCTTCCAAAGTGGAATTGACTGGCTAGTAAGCAAAAGTGATTGGATTCACGAAATTTTTGGAGATACTATTGGAAATATTTATGATATGTTTGTTAATAATTTACAAAATTTATTAAACTCATTTGATAGTATTTTCAAAATGGTAAGAGGAATATTTGACGGATTTATAATGTTTATTAAAGGTGTGTTTACTGGAAACTGGAAAATGGCTTGGGAAGGAATAAAGAAGATTTTTACGAGTATCTGGGAAGGAATAAAAGGAGTGTTCTTTTCTGTTTGGAACAATATAAAAAATGTTGTAGCAACAGTTGGAAAGACTGTAGGCAATATAATAGTTAACACATTTAAGGCAGTAGTAAACGGGGTTTTAAGTGCAATAGAGAACATACTAAACTCTCCAATTAACTCAATTAATGGTTTGATAGGAGTAATAAATGAAGTGCCAGGAATTAATCTTGGTTACTTAAGGACATTTAATCTTCCAAGGCTTGCTAAGGGAGGTGTAATATCACAACCTACACAAGCAATTATAGGAGAAGCGGGAAAAGAAGCAGTTGTACCTCTTGAAAACAATATGGAATGGCTAGATATGTTAGCAGATAAATTAGCATCAAAAATTGGAACTTCTGGAGGCTCATATATAATTAATTTGGATGGAAGAGTAATACAAAGAGGGCAAGCAAAGAGAAAACAAGAATTAGCATTTGCTACGAATGGGAGGTAATTATGCTAATAAACAAAGAAAGTTTAATAATAGATGGCGTGAAAATGGCGCAATATATAATAGAAGCTAAATTTGGTTATCATAAAATATGGGGGAAAGACACAGGAAGAGCTTTATCTGGAGACAACTCTGGAACCTTAAAAGGTATATATCCCAAAATAACAATGACATTTAGAAAATTAAATGATGAAGAGGTAGGAATAATCCTATCTCTTTTTAACAAAGCGGAAAACAAAGTAACATTTTATAATCCGGACTTAGGAAAGAACATAGTTAATATGTCGTGCTACTCAAATGACCAAGAATATAGTCAAAAATATTTAGGAAAGATAAAAGGGTATAGTAGCGCAGTAATATCAAATAAGAAAAGGGAGTTCTATGAATGATAAATGTAAATGATGATTTTAAAATAGATATACGAACCCATGGTAGGCAATTTGATGTACAACTAAAGGCAAATAATATAGATATTGATAATGACAATTTAAATTATTTAAAACCCGCATTCAATACAACATTGTTTAAAACAGTAATGCATCAAATTGAGATAGACTCCAAAGTATATGTGCCGAATAAAACGAAAATAACTGGAAAAATCGGAGTAAAGGTAAATAAAAAAACATATAACTATATAGATTTAAATACTTACTATGTTAAAAGCTGTGAGAGGCAAGAAGATACCAATTCATATAGAATTTTAGCTTATACTAAAATGCAAGAGGCAATGGTAGATAACGAGCTAGAACTTACTGCAAAATTAACAGTAAGGAATTACTTGTTAGCTGTTTGCCAGAAACTAAATTGGAATACTGACAATATACCAGAGTCTTTTATAAATTCCAATAAATTAATAGACCCAACATTACATATAGGAATAAAATATACTTATAGAGACATATTAGACGAAATTGCTACAATAACTTGTAGCTTTTTATTATTTAAGGGAGATAATTTATATCTAATTTATCCAACAGAAACTAATCAAAATATAGATGAAAGTTATTTAGATGAAGACAACATTACAATTGGAGCAAAATACATAATAAATTCTTTGGTCTTTAGTAGGGCAGAGGAAAGCGACAATATATTCAGAAAAGACGATACAAGTATTGCTATTAATGGATTACACGAATATAGAATATCAGATTGCCAGCTTTTAAGCACAAATGATAGGTCAGATTATATTGATGCAATGTTTAATTATCTTAAAACGCTAGGATTTTATATCTTTGATGTGCAAAGCAAGGGAATTTTATTCTTGGAAGCTTGCGACATATTTAATTTTGTACTAAATGAGGTTACTTATAAGACTATTCTATTAAACAATGAAATAGAGCTAGACGATGGATTAACTGAAAAATTATATACTGATGAACCAGAAGAAACCGAGACAGAATATAAATATGCGGATAGTACGGACAAGAGAATAGATAAAGTTTATATCCTGGTTGATAAACAAAATAAAAGAATAACTCAACTAACCAAAGAAACCACAGAGAACACACAAAAGATAACCAAAGTAGAGCAAGACGTAAATGGAATAACCAGTAAAGTATCATCAGTAGAGCAATCAGTAGAGAACATAACAAAAATAGAAGGTACAGCAGAAGGAAAGAACATATATATAGATGATACATCTGCGGAACCATTAATAGATATAATGCTAGAGGGCGAGAGCCAACAGGCAGCAAGCCCTAGCCCAGATAATCTAAGCGAAATAAAGAATTTGGAGGGAGAAAATATTTGTCCTTCTTTAAATACAACAAGAACAATAAATGGAGTAACGTTTACAAAAAACAAAAACGGTTCAATAACAATGAATGGAACTGCAACAGCAGAAGCAAAATACCCAATTAACGTAAATACTACTACGAATACAAGGACAGTATTGTTGAAAGCAAATTCAAAATACAGAATGTTATCAAGTTATGAGAGCGAAAAATATACAACACAGGTATTTTATTTAAAAAATAATGTTACGACATATTCTTCTTCTTTGATAGAAACAGTAGAAGAAACAAAAGCTGGTATGTATATTAGAGTATATAAAAATGCGGTATTAGAGAATGTAACAATATATCCACAAATTACAAAAGGTGAAGAATATAAACCGTATGTGCCATATAATTCACTTAAATTTAAGGATGAGGGGGAGAATTTATATAACGATAATATTGATAATTATAATAAACCAATAGATTATTGGATTTGCCCTGTTGCATTAGAACAAGGAGAAATTTATAAACTTTCTGGAAAATTAAAAGGAACTAAAATGACAGGTTGTGTCGTTGCAGTTGTTCCTTATGGAAACAGTTATAGTGAGTTCAAAGATGTTGTCTACCGTTATACAGCATTAAATGCATCAGGAGTTGTATCTAACAGAACGATAACAGTAGATTCTAGTTTTACTTCTCCCAAGTTAGTTATATATGCAAACAATAAAGAAATCTTTAAAAGTTTATTTGAAAATTATGAAATTCAATTAAACAAAGGCACAGTAGTGAGACCTTACAAACCATACCAAGAACGAAAAGAATATTTTCCACTATCAGAAGGGCAAAAGTTATATAAAGGCTCTTATCTGGCAAATGACGGAATACAACATAAGAGAAATCAGGTCGTGCTGGATGGCAGTGATGATGAAGGTTGGACTCTTTTAAATCCAGATAAAAATACCTATAAATTATCTAACTTTATAAATGGAAATGGTAATGACAACAGTTTTAATTATCCTATTTTATCAAATTATTTTAAATCGGATACGCAAGCGAATGTATTTGAAGGTGTAAAAAATACCATTCAAGCACTCGGTGGTAATGTTAACGGTTTATATATATCATTTGGCAAAGATAGTGATATTAATAGGGTTAGTTTATTAAGAACATTTTTAAAAGCTAAATATGATGCAGGCACACCAGTAATTGTAGAATACGAGCTAGCCGAAGAAGAAATAGTACCTTATACAGAAGACCAAAAAGAAGCGTGGGAGAAATTAAGGCATTTTACATTATTTAAAGGTATTAATAATATAACAAGTACAGCAAATGCGAAAATCACATATGTTAGAGATAATGGATTAAGCGACACATACGAAACTAAGCGAAACGTAAAAGAAAATTACTACACAAAAAGTGAAACAGACTCACAAATAAGTCAAACAGCAGACTCAATCAAAGAGTCAGTCAAAGCAATAAACGAACAAACACAAGAAAAGCTTGCAACATTGGAGCTAGACAATCAAAGTTTAGAATTTGCAACTAAAAGAACCGGTGGAAACAATTTAATTAGAAATAGTGCAATGATTAATGATAATAATTTTTGGTTAGCACACGCTAAATATCCATATCAAGAGTCAGATACACCACCTGACAATCCTGCTGAAGGAACATACTGGTATTGTACTGCTAATAGTGGAAGTTACATAGAAAATCAAATGTATGTGTACAACAGTGGCTGGAAAGAATCAGAACTGTCAAGAAAATCATTGTTAAGTGCTCAGAACTACTTCGCTTATACAACTTCTAACGAATATTGGGCAAACGGCAAAAATGCTAATGAAAATACACTAAGTGGACGAGTTATTAAGCTTGATGGAAGACAAGACTATACAGTATCACATATATTCAATATCACAGAACCTATTACATTAAATCAAAATGAAAACAAAATGGCAATATCATACTTCATAAAAAACAGTATAGTACAAGGAAATGTCTGCGTAGGACTAATGTTCCTTAATGAGGCAGATTTTACAGAGGTGGAAAAACCCTACTCATTATATGAGCCTGGTATTATACTGACACCAGATGATTTAAAAGATCTAACTAAAATAGAGCAAATAATAGAAATACCTAAGAAATCAGATTTTATTCCTGTAGTTGTAAGTAACACAGCACCTACAGATACAACCAAGAATTGGTTAGATACAACAATATACTTACCTAAAAAATACAACTCTCAAACATCACAGTGGGAAATATTAGATACAAAAATGTCATTATATAACGAGAGTTCAAGAGAAGTTTGGACTTATAGATATTTCTACGGATTCTATTATCAAACGCCAATAATATACGATACAGCAGAAATCAAGAGTTGTTATGTGGCATTAACATTTTATCCTGCATTTGCAGTCTATACAGGAAATGTAGAGCCTACACCTTACAAAGGGTTATATTGGAATAATAAAACAACAAATTTAGTTAAGAGAGCAAAATACGATGGTACCACCTTTGTAGAGTGGGAAACACTTGATATTCCAAGTAGTTTATTGCCAACTGGTGCTAGTTTAGGTGTTGAACTATTTGATTACATAGTGCCGATTAAAGGATTCGTTGAAATTGCTGATTTAAAGCTTGAATATAACACTATGTGTACTCAGTGGACTCAATTTCCTGGGGAAGTTTATGGCAAGAATTATAAAATGGACGAAAAAGGCTTTTGGATTCAAGCAAATCAAAATACTATGTTTATAGATGAGGACGAAATCCTAGCAACATATAAAGGAATAAATATATTCCAAATTAATAAAGATTTAGCATATTTTTACAAAATACAAGCAACAGAGAGTATAGAAATAGGAAACTATTTCTTGAAAACTCAACAAATTAATTCAAAGAATATGCTGTTACTTTATTAGAAAGGAGAGCATATGGCAATATCAAGTAATATATCAATAACACAAAACTCACAGAATATAGCAAACAATAAAAGTAATATAACTGTTAGAGTACAAGTAACAACAACAGGAGAATCATATAACGGATACTCTAAGCCAGGTACTTGTACAATAGACGGAACATCATATAATTTTAGTCATAATATACCTTACCAAGCGACTACAACAATCTTTGAAAAGACATTAGACGTTGCACACGACAGTAACGGAGAGAAAACCGTTTATGCTAGTTTCTCGTTCCAAACAGGTATATCAGCAGGAACAATAACTGGGTCAACATCCAAAAAATTAACTACAATTCCTAGAACTTCCGAAGTAAGTTTAAGTAAAAAGAATTTCAATATTGGCGAAACTATAACAATATATACTAACCGAAAAAGTGCTAGTTTCACGCATACAGCAATCATCAAATTCAATGGACAGACAGTTAGAACACAAACAGGGATAGATGCTTCATATAGTTGGAATACAAATGAATTATTTGCTAAAATTCCAAATCAAAATCAGGCTAATGGTACAGTGGAACTTACAACTTATAGTGGTGGTACTAGAATAGGAACAAGTACAGTTAATTTTACAGGCTATGTAGTAAATAGCGACCCAGTATTTAATAATTTTGATTGTGAAGATACAAACACAGTGACTAAAACTTTAACTGGGAATAATCAAAAGTACATACGAAAGTATAGCAATCTAAAAGTAACAATAACAAGTGCAAATAAGATGACAACCAAAAACAGTGCTACACCTAAATATTACAATATTGTGGTTGGCAATAAAATCGAAAAATTAGATTATTCAACATCAGAAATTTCAAAAACTATAAATAATATGGACGACAATACAGTAACAGTTTTTGCCGTTGATAGCAGAGGAAACCAAAAAGACAAAACAAAAGCATTAGATATTGTTGAATATTCCGAAACTGTTTTACAAAGTGTTAAAATTGAAAGAAAAGAAGGTGTAGGGGAAACAGTCTTAATAAGTTTATCTGGCAAATATGCAAATATTAATTTTGGAGCAAAAGCCAACACAGTCAAAAGCATTCAATTTCGAAAAAAGAGCAAGACGGAGACCGAATTTGGCAGTTGGGTGGAAATAAAGCAATTTGTTACAATAAACACTGAAAACGGTACATTTAGCTGTGACTCAAAAGAAATTACAGGACAAACTTTCACTTTAGGTACAGAGTATGACATAGAAGTTCAAGTTAAAGATGAATTGAGTTCAGATACAGAACTAGTATCTCTTAATAGTGGAAAAGTGCTACTTTCAGCACTAAAGAATAAAGGAATTAGTATTGGGGGAATTTATAATGAAAAATTAGGAGGACCATTACAACTAGACAACAAGAACGTTATAAATTGGATAAATGGTAAGCAGGATAAACAAAAACATATTCTAAAAGCTATTCTTGCTACTGATAATACAACGATAACATCTTCTAAAGACTACGATGCTGTATTAGTGCCTCTAGGAAAACAATACCTTAAATTTGGAGACAAGTTAAGTCTTAGCAATGGGAAAATCGTTATTGGTTCGGGTGTAAATTATATTAGAATATCTGCTCAAGTTATGATGTCATATATTCCAAGTTCTTTAAGGGTAATGGGATTAGCAGTTTATATAACGAATAGTCAAGTTTATACAAATTATGGAATCAGAACTTCATCGGATTTTCTAACATATAATGCACCAGGAATGATATTCCCTGCTAAAGCAGGAGACACAGTATCAATTCACGTATATATTGAACCATCAGGAACAAGTGTAAAGCTAAGAAAATACTCGCAAAGCACTTTCCTACAAGTTGAAGTAATAGAGTAGGAGGTGAGAAGATGCAAGATAATATAATAATGTTATTTCTAGGTTTTATTACAACTATGATTCCTATTTTTACTGTAATTGTAAAGCTCAATAATACAATAACAAAATTGAATATAACAATTCAAGTTCTTTCGGATCAGATGCAAAAAGGTCAAGAAGATAGAACCAAGATACATAATCAGCTTAATAACCACGAAACAAGAATATCAATTTTGGAAAATGAAAGGAGGGAAAGATAAATGGATTTATCGGTATTAACACAATATTTAAGTATAGTAGTTGTTGGAATATGCCTTTGTGTAGGTTTTGTTATAAAAAATAGTCTTGATTTTATACCAAACAAGTACATACCATTAATCATGCTAATATTAGGTTTAGCAATTAATGTATTAATGAACCTAAATGGGATAAATGCAGAAGTAATACTAACGGGAATGTTTAGTGGACTAGCTTCTACAGGTCTATACGAAATGTTTAAAAATTTAATATACAAGGAGGGAAAATAATGAAAATAATAGAAAATAATTTTAAGTTTGGTACAATGGATATAAGAAATACAACAGAACAAATTGTATGCCACCATAGTGGAGTAACTGTTTTACAAAGTGTAGAGGTAATACATAATTATCATAAAAATACAAAAGGTTGGGCAGGAATTGGGTATCATTTTTATGTTAGAAAAGATGGTTCTATATATAGAGGACGTCCAGAGAACACAGTAGGTGCACATGCAGTAGGAGCAAACTACAATTCAATAGGTATTTGTTTTGAAGGAAACTTTTCAAAGGAAGAAATGGGACAACCTCAATTAAAAGCAGGGCAAGAATTAATTGCATATTTAAAAGAAAAGTATAATATATCTAAAGTAGTAGGGCATAGAGATATAGACAACTCAGAATGTCCAGGGAATAATTTCCCAATGGACGAAATAAGGAGTGGCAAAGTTGGTTCTCCAAATAATTCAAAAGAAGAAATAGTAAAATCTTTACAAAGAGCGTTAAATAAAGATTACAATTGTGGCTTAGATGTAGATGGAATAATAGGACCATTAACAACAAAAGCTGTAAACAACAATATGGTAAGAAACTTTAGTGTTAGTGAATTTGCTAGATGGGTTCAAGAAAGATTAATCGCAAAAGGATATAGTTTAAACGAATTTGGAGTAGACGGCAGATATGGAGACGAAAGCGAGAAAAAAGTAAAGGAGTTCCAATCAAATTGTGACATAGATGTTGATGGAATTGTAGGAATAAATACAGTTAATAGATTAATATAGAAAAAGGCTAGACATTAAGTTGTCTAGCTATTTTTTTTGCCATTTTGAGGTAATATAATTTACTCTAATCAAAAATAAAAAAGGCTTAAAAACGATTGTGATGCGTCGATTTTAGGACTTTTTTTATTACTTAAAAGTCCCCTCTACATTTAACAATAAATCAATAATCTGTGATATTTCATACACCTCTTTACTATCCAAACCCAAAACTTCAATTCTGCGGTACATTTCTTCTCTTAACTCTTCAACGTCCAATTCTGAATAGAATAATTTTTTGACGTTAACATTAAGTACGTTAGCAATAGACTCTAATACATGTAGAGTCGGGTTCATTCTTTTATTATCTTCTAATAATATTAAATATGGCTTAGATATGCCAGCTAATTTAGCTAATTTATATCTCGATAATCCTTTTTCTTCACTCAAATGCTTAATTACGAATACAATCATAAAATTACTCCTAAAGTTATTATCCCAATATTGTAATATGATTATTCAAAAAAAGAAACGAGTAACTGCCAGTTACCCATTTTGTCGAAACTTGCGGTCGATTTAGTTTGACATTTTTCGACAGCGCTTATATAATATTAATCAATAAAAGAAACGCGTTTCTCCTGAGAGGAGAATTTAAATGGAAAAAGAAATAATAAATGAAATATGCCAAAACGCTAAAAAATATGAGATAATTATTATAAAGTTATTTGCTAAGATTTTTGTAAAAGCATATCATACAGGAAGGTTGAAATGTCTGAATAATATAATAAGTAAATGA